TGGACAGAGCTACTGATGTCCAATTTAATTGACATAGAAGGTTATGAAGCTAAGGGGATTAAGATCGACCCTAACGGTACAGAAGGAGAAACTGTCGAGCTCCACGGGTTACTCGTGGTCCTGCCGAAGAAACCGCGCAAATCGGAAATTCTCTTCCATGACCAACCAAAGAAGTTGCAGCTGTGGAAACGCATCTCTATGCCAGAGGAAATGCGTAGGATACGCAGTATGGATGAGTGGTTCGAAAAGCCTGCCGAGTTTCGGAACAAGTTTCGTTCTTACATCGAACAAGAGTTTCAGCGTAGGCGTGACGGTGTATGGTTTTACAATAATGGGAAACCTACGTATATTACAGGGAGACACTATATGTTTCTACAATGGTCTAAAATTGATATCGGATATCCATCATACCTCGCTTTCCAAAAAGACATCTTTACGCACATGGCTGCTTGTGAAGCTGACCCTCGTTGTTTCGGTCAGCTTTATACTAAGTGTCGTCGTTCTGGCTACACTAACGTATGCTCTGCTGTCTTGGTGGATGAAGCTAGTCAAGTTAAAGAGAAGCTTCTTGGCATACAGTCGAAGACTGGTAAAGACTCGCAGGAAAACATCTTTATGAAGAAGGTGGTTGCGATCTTTCGCAGCTACCCATTCTTTTTTAAGCCTATCCAGGACGGTACCACAAACCCACGTATGGAGCTAGCATTTCGGGAACCTTCGAAGCGTATTACTAAAAACAATAAAACATCTCAGATTGGTGATGCCCTTAATTCAGTAATCAACTGGAAGAACACCACGAACAACGCATATGACGGCGAAAAGCTACACATGTTATATCTCGATGAGGCTGGTAAGTGGGAGAAACCCACTGACATCAGAGAGGCGTGGAGGATTGAGCGTACTTGCTTGATCGTGGGTAAAAGAGTGGTCGGTAAAGCTCTGGTGGGGAGTACAGTAAACCCCATGAATAAAGGAGGTGAAGAGTACCGAGAGTTATGGGCTGACTCCGATCCTAATGAAAGAAATCAGAACGGACGAACTAGGTCAGGACTATACAGAATATTCATCCCAGCCTATAACGCACTAGAAGGGTTCTTTGATGTTTACGGTAACGCTGTTATTGATGACCCCTCCCAAAACGTACATATACATGGTATAGACGGGGAGGTTATTGATCAAGGCAGTAAGACTTACCTTAAAAACGAGCGCAGCTCCTTTAAAAACGACCCCTCTGAACTAAACGAGATCATTCGTCAGTTCCCTTTTACTGAGGACGAGGCCTTTAGAGATAGTATCGAGGGCAGTCTATTTAATATCGGTAAGATCTACCAGCAAATAGAGTTTAATGAAGATATGTTTCCTAGCCCAGTAGTAAAGGGTAACTTCATGTGGAGAAAGAAAGACGAAGAGGTTGTTTTCTCTCCAGATCCTAATGGTAGGTTTAGGGTGTCCTGGATGCCACCCGATCACCTAAGAAATCAGAAGAGTGACGAGCGAGGCAAAAAGGTGGCCCCTAATTCGCATATCGGAGTAGGAGGTGTTGACTCGTATGATTTAGACGCTACCGTTGACGGCAGGGGATCTAAAGGTGCTCTTCATATGTATAATAAGTTCAGTATGGATGCCCCTTCAAATATGTTTGTTGTGGAGTATGCGTCTCGCCCTGACCTTGCCAGTATATTTTACGAAGATGTATTGATGTGCGCTTTTTTCTACGGATATCCTTTGCTTGTAGAGAACAATAAGTACGGTATCGTAAGGTACTTTGAGTCAAGAGGTTACGACGGTTACTTAATGGATCGACCTGATTTCTTAAAGACTGGCAACTCATCTGCTAACGTAAGGACTAAGGGTATTCCATCGAACTCACAAGATGTGATACAGTCTCACGCTCAATCTATCGAAGCCTATATACATGACCATGTAGGCATAAAGGCTGAGACTGAGGAGTTTGGAAATATGTACTTTAACAAAACCTTAGAGGATTGGATTGCGTATAAAATAGACAAGAGGACTAAGTTTGACTTGACAATCAGCTCTGGGTTGGCGCTTCTTGGTGCTCAGAAATCTAAAAAGAAAGAGCGTGTTGTTTCAGACCTTGGTAATAAGAAGTTTTTTAGGACTCACAAGCCTAAAGCCTGGCACTTCTAGTTTTACTATATTTGCATTGGAGTTATAATAACTCAGCTCATTGCAAATGTACAGTAATAACAAAAAATCTAGCTTTCCAGACCCTTTAGCACCTTCTGAGCAAAAACAAAGCAAGGAATATGGTCTTAGCTATGCCAAAGCTGTGTACAAACAGTGGGGCAAGATGGATCAGCATAATTCTATTTTTGGGAATAGAAAAAAAACGTTTGAAAGAAATCGAAGGTACGCAAATGGAACTCAGGACACGGCCATTTACAAGTCTCTTCTTACCTCTTTAGACCCTAACAATGGCGATGGAAGTATGATCAATATTGATTTTACTCCAGTTCCTATTTTACCCAAGTTCGTTCGAATCGTTGTAAACAAAATTCTATCGCTCTCTCCATATCCTAATCTAGAAGCTATTGACCCTCTGTCTTCTTCAGAGAAGGACAAAGAAAGAAGAAAGATAGAAATGATGATACTGGCTAAAAATCAACTAGTCAAGATTGAAGAAAAAACAGGCGTTGTTGTAGGCAAAAGCTCTAGTGAGATACCAGAAACGCTAGAGGAGGCTGAAATATTTATAGGAGAAAACATTAAGTCTTCTTCCGAGATAGCAGCACAAATAGGTACTAATTTGACGCTTGACTGGAATGATTTTAACGACTCTGTTCTTAGGAGGTGCGTAAACGATCTCGCCGTTACTGGTATGTCCGTGGTGAAGAGGTCAAACGACCCTAGTTATGGGATAAAAACTGACTACATAGATCCCGTTAACTTCGTTCATAGCTTTACAGAAGATCCAAATTTTTCTGACCTTACTTATGCTGGTCATGTTCGGTATGTTCCTATCCATGAGTTAAAACGCATGGCTGGAGATCAGTTTACCGAGGAGGAGTTTAAGGAGATTGCTCAAACAGCTCAAAAGAAATATGGATACGATTCAGGCAAGCTGTCTCAATCCTCTTATGATAGAACAAACAATAGGTCTAGTTTTGGTTACGACGAATACATGGTTGAGGTGCTTGACTTTGAGTTTATGTCTGTTGATTGCGAATACTTCGAGAATAAAGAAAGCAGATATGGTAATGTGGGGTTTTACTCTAAAGGTGAAAACTACAAAGGCCCTCAAAACTCTGTTTTTAACAGGGAGGTTGTTAAGCTAGAGTCTGCTTCTATATATGGAGGTTGTTATGTTTTGGGTACTGATTTTCTCTTCAATTACAGCAAGAAAAACAACATACCTAAAAACGTTCACGACATCTCTAAAACCAACCTGTCGTATTCGGTTTGTTCTACAAACATCTTAGACATGATGCCTAAGTCTATGGTTGATAGCTGCATCGGTTTCGCTGATCAATTACAGCTTACTCACCTGAAGATTCAGCAGGCAGTCGCTAAAGCAAAACCAGATGGTATCATCATTGATATTGAGGGGTTAGAAAACGTTCAGCTGGGAAAAGGCGGGGAATTACAGCCTTTGGACTTACACGACATTTATGAGCAGACTGGCGTGTTCTACTACAGGAGTAAAAACCCAGAGGGGGGGTTCCAAAACCCACCTATTCGTGAAATAGGCAACAGCATTAGAAACGTAAATGAACTGATAGGGCTGTATAACCACTACCTAAAGATGATCCGCGACGCGACAGGAATTAACGAAGTGATGGACGCTTCTTCTCCTAAGGGTGATGCGCTTGTTGGTGTTCGTCAACAAGCCTTGGCAGCAGCCAACAACGCTATATATGATATTACTAACGCTTCTATGATTCTTTACAAGAAGGTTTGTAGCGATATTGTTAAGTGTTTACAGGTAATTCATCCCGACTCTATTCTACACCGTATTTACGAAAACGCTATTGGGGTGGAAAACATGTCGGTTTTGACCTCTTTCCACAATTTATCTATGTACAACTTTGGGGTTCGTGTAGTTAAAGAAATGGAAGATTCTGAGCGTCAGTACTTAGAACAAAATATTCAGATAGCTCTTAGTCAGAAGGAAATAGATCTAGAGGACGCCATAGCTGTTCGTCAGTTAAGAGATATAAACCAAGCTGAAAAGCTTCTTGTTGTTCGTAGAAAAAAGAGAATGGCTAAACAACAACAGGTTGCTATGCAGAATTCTCAGCAGCAAGCTCAGATTCAACAGCAGTCAGCTCAAGCATCATCTGAAGCTAGACAGCAAGAGATGCAAATGGAAGCTCAACTAAAAGCTCAAGAGCTGGAGTTAAAAGCCCAGCTTGAAGCTCAGCTAGAGGAAGTTAAACACGGGTTTAGAAAAGAGATAGAGATCATTAAGGCTGATGCTATGTCCAACAAGTCTGAATCAGAAAGGCAGTTTAAGTCTCAGATCGAAAACACAAAAGATGACCGTAAGGACGATAGAGTCAAAAAGCAGGCCGTTGAGCAGAGCAAGTTGCTTTCTCAAAGAAATGGTGAGAGAGGGGAATTACCAGAGCAATCGGCAGACATAACATCAGAAATACTAGGATAAGATGAGTAAGGTTTTAAACTTAGACAGGTCACAGCGTCTTGATTTAATATGTAGAAAAGGAGATACGTTTACACTTAATCTAGAGCTTAAAGACGAAAGCGGTGTGGCCTTAGACCTCAATGACCAAAGAAACAAGTACGCCTTTAAGATGGATGTCCGACTTAGTGATACCGATCAGTTAAATGTAGTTGATGTAACCCCTAAAATTTCTGCTGACACCCCTGGCTTGGTTACTTTCTCTGTTGATGCCGTTAACATGATTATGGATTCTGGTCTTTATGTTTATGATATTCAACAAACCAGGACGGATCCAGCCCCAGACCCAGATGTTGTGCTTTCTGTAGACACCTTGATATTTGGTACATTCAAAGTAAATGAAGACGTAACCATCGACTCAGTTAAATAATGGCAAAGGTTAAGATTACAGTATCGAAAGGTCCTCAAGGCCCTCAAGGACCTCAAGGACCTTTAGGTCCAGTCGGTCCCTCTGGCCCTCAGGGTATCCAAGGTCAGCCTGGATCAGACGGAACCGTAACGGGTAATATAAATAATATTAGCAACGTTTCCTTAGATTTTAATGCAGCTAATCTAACCACACAACTAATACCAACCGTAGGGGATGTAAGCCCTTTGTATCAGAGGGTTTTAGTTTGGGATCCAGTTGATAACAATATTAAGCTCCTTGAAGACACCCCAGGAACCTATGTTGTTAACGCAATCGGAGGTAGCCCGTCAGCTGGATATCAATTTGTTAGTCCTATATTTTCTTCAACAACGGGCGGATCTATACCTGGCCTCTTTGCTAGTGACGCCACTATATCTGTAAATGAGTCTGGTCAAATACCAACCTCTGCTAACTTATATGTAAATGGTAATGTAAGGTTCAATGGAGCCATACAGGTGGGCGACACATCTAGCATATCTTACTCTTTCCCAACCGCAGATGGTTCTGCTGGTCATTTTCTCAAGACAGACGGAAACGGTCAATTATCGTTTGCCGCAGGATCTTCACTCTCCTTGGGTACTACTAGCACTACAGCTCTTGCTGGAGACACCACAACTATAACCTCCGCGCAAGCATCAGCTATTACCGCTAATACGTCAAAAGTTAGCTACACTGATGCAAGCGCGGTAGCTGCAAATTCTGTAAAGGTTGGCATCACTACGCAGCAAGCTTCTGACATAACTGCAAACAATGCAAAGACGGGAATAACGTCAGGGCAAGCTTCGGCAATAACGGCAAACACAGCAAAAGTTAGTTACACTGATGGGGCTGTAGATTCAAGAATTGCAGCCGCTAACATATCGGACTTAACCGATATTCCAGCTATAGGAACGGCGGGTCAAGTGTTAGTCGTAAACTCTGGAGCCACAGCTTTGGAGTATGCTGATCAGACCTCAGGGGGGAGCTCTGCCTGGACGACTACTGGTAACGACATCTACTACACTACTGGTAATGTAGGTATTGGTACAACCTCACCTAGCCAAGCCCTTCATGTAAGTGGTACGGATAAGCATATCTACATTGAGGACGGTAATCTGAAGCTGGACAGGAATAACGAGGGCAGGATTGAGTTCGGACTTGCTGCCCAGATGTGGGGGGCAAGCAATGCTAACTCTGCTTACCTTGAGAAAAGTGGAAGCGACTACCGCATAGACTTTCATACTCAGACGGGTGGATTAACATCTAGAAACACTTCAACTGGAAAGTATTTTAAAATTGAGCCTGAGCTATTCACCGTTAACGATTACGGAGCATTTAAGTACGTACAGCACAACGCGGCTAACAACAACAGCGGTAAGGTTTTAGAGTTTAGCAACGGGTCGGCCTCAGCCAACAGAGGTCTCGTTCAGATAAACGGAGACCTCAAGATTAACGACTACACAACTAGTAGTGCGGTTGAAAAAATTAAGCTTAGAAACGACGGGAAGATTAAAGCTATTTTTGGCACAGAGAATGTTATTATTGGTGATGCGGAACAAAGCTTAACGGGGTATTCAAATACAGCAATCGGTTCATTTGCTCTTAGAGAAGCTGTATATGCTAATCAAAACGTAGCTATTGGTCAGCAAGCTCAGAGGTATACAACTGGAAATTACAACGTGACGGTTGGTACTCAAGCCAATATGTATACCACGGGCTCCAGTAATGTAGTTGTTGGTGGTTTAGCAGCAAAGGGAGGTTCTACCTCTTCCTTTACTAACACAGTAGCAGTCGGCCACCAGGCTTTGACATCGCTGACTTCTGGGGCTAAAAATACAGCTGTTGGTTATCAAGTAAACTACGCTGTTACTACGGGTGCCAATAATACAGGTGTTGGCTTTCAAGCAAATAGATTTAATGTCACTACCAGCAATAACACTGGATTCGGTTATCTTGCAAACAGCAGAAGCACGGGCTCTAATAACACGGCGGTTGGGTCTGAAGCTGCTGAGGGGGTAATTGGATCTTCCACCTTCTCTAACACGGTAGCCGTCGGTTACCAAGCTTTAACTGCACTGACTACAGGGGCTTCAAACACCGCTGTCGGTTACCAAGCGTTAACTGCGCTGACTACAGGGTCTAATAACACCGCTTTCGGGTATCAGGCGTTAGACACGACTGTCTCTGGGTCTCACAACACGGCAATCGGCAGGCTAGCAGGCTTCAGTCTTACAAGTGGCATTATCAATACGTTTGTTGGTTATAACGCTGGATACAACGTAACCTCATCAGGTAATAATGTTCTTATCGGCGGGCAAGCAGGCGAGGGTGTTTCGACTGGGAGCGGAAACAACGTCGTTATCGGCAATGCTTCGATGCGTAACGTATCCACTGACGCAGCGTATAGCGTTTCCATTGGTTCTTCGGCGTTCAGATACGGAACAGGTGACAATACCGTTGCTGTCGGTTATCAGGCCGCTATGGGTGTTTCAGGTTCAACTACATCCAACACACTAGCTGTAGGCTACCAAGCCTTAACTGCATTAACTACTGGTTCTGGTAATACAGCTGTAGGTTATCAAGCTGGATTAGCTACAACGACAGGAGCTTCTAACGTTTTCGTTGGTTATCAAGCTGGATCAGCCGTTACTACAGATTCCAACAAGCTCTATATAGCCAACTCAAATACATCCACCCCGCTTATTTATGGTGAGTTCGATAATGATGTCATAAAGGTTAACGGTACACTTGAAGTTACGGAAGGGATCACGATAAATAAGACAGCAGACACACACTTCAGCCACAATGGGGATGTGATGTATTTCGGGTCAGGTTCTACTACGCAGGGAGAGCTTTGTTACCTCAACTCAAGCGGGGGGTGGACAGCAGCTGATGCTGATGCCACAGGCACAGCAGGTGGCGTGATGCTGGCTATCGCTCTGGGTACTGACCCTGATGTTGACGGAATGTTGTTGCGTGGTATGTTTACTCTCGATCACGACCCAGGAACTATCGCTGATGAGTTGTATGTTTCAACAACCGCTGGAGATATCACGGGTGCTGTTCCCTCAGGGACTGGAGACGTAGTTCGCGTAGTAGGCTACTGCCTAGACAGCACTAACGGACAGATTTGGTTTAACCCATCTAACGACTTTATAGTTCTTGCATAATGCCAGACATAACATCACATAACGGAATAGACGTGGCAAACATAGCATCAATAAACGGACAAGACGTCCCAAGCGGCGGCGGTACATCAGAACCCAGTTCTGGAATCCTTGCTCTTGGCGGTGGCGCATATGGGAGCAATACTATGACGCATGGGGAATCACCAAGCGTTTACAGAACGGCTGAGTTTCACTCTAGTGTGTCTTCACCTCCAAGCGCTTCTGACATCGCTAAGGTAAAAGGGGGGAGATACGCAATGGGCATGCTAGATAGCTCAGGAAACCTATTTATGGTCAGCAGTGGTAGCAACTATCGTGGTAGCGGTATCTACGGAGGTTACGTGCGTCAGTTTGGACTTGAGCTAACTTCAGTTGCTGAATTTAGCTGCGGCGATAACCACACACTTGCTGTAAAGACAGACGGAACACTTTGGGGGATAGGCACTAATAGCTATGGTCAGCTAGGAAGAGGAAACACGAGTTCTCAGTATAGCACTTTCGCTCAGATTGGAACTGACACAAACTGGTCAAAAGTCTCTTGCGGAGAGGATTTTAGCGTCGCAATAAAAACTACAGGCGCTTTGTATAGCGCGGGCCGCAACAGAAGCGGAAGAACAGGACAAGGGACTACTAGCAGTAACACTACGTCTTGGACACAAATAGGAACTGACACCGATTGGACTCAAATCTCTACAGGTCAGGAAGCTTCTGCCGCTATAAAGGGGGGGACTTTAGTTACCTGGGGGGATGACGGGTCAAATCAACTTGGTCTTTCGGGCTCTGGCGATCAGACCTCTCCTGGTACAGCAAACTCCGACACGGACTGGCAAAGCGTCCATGTGGGTGCTAACTACATCAAGGCTATAAAAACTACCGATGGTCACCACTACCATTGCGGAAATGGCGGTGGCTTTGGTGGGGGAACTAGGGGGGATGGATCTGCAAGCAGCATAACTAGTTTTACGCGAATTGGAAGCGATACTGGTTGGACTGAGTTCCTTGAGAGTAAATACTCTAGTTTTGCTTATTATGTTTTTGGTAAGAAAAGTGGAAGCTGGTATGGTTGTGGCAGATTCGACAAAGCGCCATACATAAGGGTGAGCGGCACCTCCACCAACTCAAGTACAAGCACCTTTATTAATTTCACCAGTCCAGCTCCTTCGCTTATCGGTTTTGGAAACGCTGATTCTGGTAACCCTGAATTTATATACATAGTTTGATATGGCAATATATACAGTAACGATTACGAGCGAGGATGATTTAAATCAATCCTGGGCGGACTCTAGATCTCCTAACTTTTTGTGGAAGTTTAATGAAGAACAATTAGATGACTGCGTTCAAGTTGGAGAAGGTCAGTGGCAGGCCACTTACGAAAGCATGGAGGTGTCCTCTTCAAAAACATACACATATTTAGACATGGTTAATGGAGGCGAGGTTACTTACACGCTTCCTGCTGGTGAATACGGAATCAAGCCGTAACTTTGTTTTTACTATCTTTGTCACTATAAAACAACATTATGGCATTTTTATTTCAATCAAAGTCTTGGACTATCACAGGTGAGAAAGAGTTCGAAAACCACTTCACACTTTTAAATCCAACGCTATCTGTAATGCAGGTAAGCGTACATGAAGA